GTTAGTATTTATTAATTTATTAATCTTGCAACGTATAAGTAGCTGATAGCTCCATCTCGTATCTTCTTTAGCCTTAGGCGGTATGCCTTCTCTGCCCATTCCACTTCAGTGTATAGCTTTTCACTATTCCAGTCGAAATTGTAGCATGCTTGGTAGTATTCGAAAAATCTACAATATTTCAAATCTCTCCATCCTCCTGCGATATATATGCCAATCATTCGTGACAGACTCTTTTCAAGTGAGTCAACGTAACTTTTGCAGTATAGAGCCAATCTGAATATTTCATCAGTTGGTTTCTTCGGATAGCATCCTTCCCAGAACGCTCCGCTCATATACATATCTTCGGGTTTCGTAGCAATTACACTTTTATCTTCATTAAGTATAATGCCGAAACAATTCATCCATACAATTGCTATATCCTTAAGAACTGGTTTTGCGCTTCCTACAGAGAAAACGGCTCCAGAATCATCTCCGTTAGTCTTTAGTTGGTCTAGTAGCCATCCAAAGTACATAGCAGTAAATGTCATAAGAAAATAAGTTATTACGGATTCAATTAAATTTGTGTATCCGCTGCCTGACGGTATGCCTTTGTGTTTTCTATAAAGCATGCCATTTGGGCATAATATTGGTGTGTGTATCAAGTACATGATAAGGTTGTCATAAGCATGGCGTGCTCGTCTTGCAACTCCGGCACCTCCGGTTTGAATACCATTTTCATCTTGGTATTTGGTAAAGTCAATGTTCTTTGCGAGAACATCTCCTGACCAATGGATTAACCATCCATCAATAGTGGTGTCGTAGTGACGTTCATCTAGTCCTACTCCAACGTTTTCAGGTTTTATTTTACTGGCCAGCTTGGCCTGTCCAGCTATCCCGTATCTGCCTGTTAGCAGTGGTGATTCATCAGAGGGTAATTCCATAAATGCGTCGATTAAATTTTGCAAATAAACCATCTCGCATATAGTCATACTTCCTGGATACATCCAGATAAGTCTAGTCTTCGGCGTTTCAATTTCTGACATGTGTCCGCGCATTCCCATTGTGCATGGGGGCAAACCTTTCAAATCCCAGAAATCTCTATATTTTAACCAATGTAGCTGCAATCGTGCATCCTTTCTTAATTCAGCT